AGGATCCACAAATTGGTGAACCATGACGGGAGCTGTGAGAACATGTCGAAGAACAATTTTACTTTGTCCATCGCAGTTGGGTCATCTGATATGACCGCCCAGGCCAGCACCAACACGGGCAAACTTAAAATTATTAAAACGGCCTCGTCCTTCCAGTCTGATTGACGAGCTTCTAATAATTTGCCCTGGTAAGCTTCGTCACCTCGGGCCATACGTTCAGCGTGCATTAGTTGTGCATCCGACATTGCCATTTTTGTCTTCTGCTTGTTAGCATATATTTTACTTCCAGCAGAGACGGCTAATTTAATTGCCGACAACCACATACTAATACCACTTAGCTGTTTTTTTCTTTTCAGGTAACATTGCTTTTGTTCCTCTAACTTCAGTTACATCCCCAGTTGGTATTCTAGCTCCTGCTCCTCTAATACTTGATTTACCTCTTGGGTCAACCTCGATATTTTGAGAAGGAATAGAAATATCAACAGACTTAGCGTAACCATCTTTGTTAAGAAACATTGAGTTACCGTGTTTTTCTTTTTTCATATATTACTCCTATAGTTTGTATATACTATCGTTTAGGACCTTTCAAGATCTCTACGTCTTTTGTTTTAGCTGCATCTGATGCTAGTTTAGAACCCATAGACATCAATGATTTTTCTATCGAAGTATCAGCTCTTAACTTAGCTAAATCTTCGTTTTGCTCTAGTTTCTGCTCAGTAAGGTCTTTTGCTTGAACCATTTTAGCTTTATCTAAATTAATTCTAGCTTCGTCTTCTTTCATTTTACGTTCAGCTTCCATAGCTTTTAAGTCTACTTCTCTTTGTTTTAGTTTAAGTAGTGGGTCGTGATCAAATTGAGAAGTTATTTGTTTTTCTTCTTTCATAAACTCCTCAGTCATATCAGCAATTAGTATAGCTTTTCTAGCCTCTAACTTTTGAGTTATTTGTTGCATTTGTTGTTGAACTTGTGGGTTCATTACAGCTGCTTGTTGCATCTGCGGTAACATTTGCATTTCTTGTGGAAACTCTAACATTACTTGTTCTTGTGCCATCAACGATATGTGCTCCATAATATTTTTTTCTAACGCGGCTGTAATACTAGGATTATTTCTTACAAAATTACTAGCCATAAAATTTAAGTGAGCTGTGATATGTGCTCTGTGATCTTGACCTGGAAATGCCTGAAAAGGTTTTTGTGCCATTGCATCTATATGTTCAAGTGCTGGGTCTTTTGGCATATTTGGTGGAGGTGGGGGTAATATTCTATCAATATCTTTTACACCGATTGCTTCATACATTCCTCTATATGCAGAATATAAATTATGCATTTGTGGGTTTGACATTGCCAATCTTAATTGTTCTTGTGCAAGTGAAACTCTTTGTGACATAGAAAATATATTTGGATCTGCAACAGGAAGTATATCAACTCTGTCATCAAAATCTGTTTGTTTAATATTTCTCGA